CGTGGTATAAATCTTTTCACCGATTCTTCCATGAGTTCGCCCAATAAAAGAAACAACGTGAGTTGGTTGTATTTCTTCAATTTCTTTTCTTAATTCCACCTCGTCATCAATACGACATTTTCCACATGAAAAATGTACATTTTTTGTTGTTAATATATCAATGAATTGTTGTCCAATCCAGCCTTTTGATCCGTATACCAAAATATTCATTTTCTGTAATAGTTCAAAAATTAATATTTAAATTATAATAAAAAGAAATTGTTATTTTCATAATAATTTTTAATATATAAATTTCGTAAAACAAAAATCGCTTGCCAAATCGGAATTCAATACATAAGCGTATGGTAAATAACAATAACCTCCTTCACCCCAACTTTTACCCCAAGAATTCGCACATTTAAATTGTTGTGTAGTATCATTGTATCCAACAATACACATACAATGACCTCCCAGGAGTGTTTCTGTTGTCGTATTTGGATTCGGTACAATACCGGTATTCTCAACAGTTGATGTCATAAAACTGGAATACACCATGAAACCAAATATAATTGGAGTATTATTATTGTATAAACAGTTCTTGAAAGTAGCCAAATCTTGATTCACAAATGTATAGGTGAATTTTCTGAATTTTTTTGAGCTTGTAAATACAGACTGTGGTGGTAAATCTGCGTATTTATATGTAATATACGGATAAACACTTTCTTTACAAACCCCATAACCTTTGATGGATTGACACGCTGTTCTTACAGTAGTTCCATCATCCATATCAAGTGAGGTATAATCAAGACATCTACATAGAGCATATAGAAACAAACGCGACAAATTCACTGCTTTATTGGTTTGTTTGCTAACGCAATACGAAAATGCGTTTGTTACGCAACTACCTATATCACCCTGGTCTATGATTGATGGCAAAGCAGTGACATTATAACTAGTCGGAGCAACTTTTGTTGTATTTTTCGCCACGATACCCTTTCTGGTTGTAGTTGTAATCTCTAAATGAGTTAATTCTGGGTGCGCTTCTGTTTTATATGTGTGATCACGATCATCTTTTTTTTGAAATTTATAATTCAAACGACAATTCAAATGAGAGAGAGACATGTTACTATATAATATAACGCAACATTATTTTTATTGCGAATATTTCAAGTCAAATATATTCTTGTATTTATCCTTCATCATCAATTCAATCAACGTTTCAGCGGTAAGTATTTTTTCTCGTTTCAGTATTTGAGCACTTTCATGTATCAAATCCTTGGAATTCTTAACAATAAATTCCGCATAAGCATACGCATCATTAATCAAATTGAATACTTCATTGTCTATTTTTTCCTTGTACGTTTCGCTCAAATTAGGATATATTATTTTCTTGCCCATTCCATAATAAACAATCATTTTTTCTGCCAATTTGAATGCCTCCTCGAAATCATTAATCGCGCCAGTTGTCACCGATACATCGTAAAAGACTTCTTCCGCAATTCTGCCCGCCAATAATATGGACAAATGCTCAAAAAGTGCCTCACGGGTATAAATTGTGCTTGTCGAACCTTCAAAAACCGTATAACCCGGGCTCTTGGGTGATGATAAATTAATGACTACTTTTGTCATTTTTGAATGATGTTTCGCAAGCATACCGACAATCGCGTGACCCATCTCATGAATCACAATGTGGTCAATGATATCCGAGGTAAATTGATGGTCTGTCGGTTGCCATCCCGCCATCATTCGGTTCATAATGATATCTATATCTGAATTTGTCATGGTTTCCCGATTACTCCTCAAGGCATTCAACATGGCTTCGTTTAATAGATTTTCTATTTGTGCCGCGCTTAATCCCAGTGTAATATCCACGAGATCTTTTATATTCACAGACGCATCATGCGGCTTTCCTTTGGCATGAATATTTAGAATCGCCTCCCTAGTATTTGAATCAGGGAGACCCACGAAAATGCGTTTGTCAATTCTGCCGGGTCGGGTTAATGCGGGGTCCAACAAGTCCGCGCGATTCGTCGCACAAATGAGGAAAATACCAGTGCTATTCTTGAATCCATCCAAGGAAACCAAGAGTTCATTTAAAGTGCTGTCCCTTTCACTGCTTGAAGTTTCACCGTCACCCGATCGTTTTCTGCCAATTGCGTCGACCTCATCAATGAAAATAATACAAGGCGCATTCTTTTTTGCCAAGGCGAATAATTCCCTCACACGTGATGAACCGACGCCAACGTATTTTTCTTGGAATTCTGAACCGGAAACGGCTATAAAACCTACTTTTGCCTCACCTGCGAGACCTTTTGCCAATAGGGTCTTGCCATTACCGGGCGGTCCCTCCAAAATAAGACCTTTGGGAACACGGACATTATATTTGGAATATTTGGCATAGTTGGTTAAAAAATCAATACATTGAGACAATTCATTTTTGATTTTATCAAAACCGCCAATATCAGTGAAATTATAGGGGAATTTTGTAATCACCTCAAAATTATCGGATTTTTTATCACGATTATTGGACCTTCTGCCAAATGGGTCGTTCTCTTCCTCATCTTGATTATCACCTGTATTCATAAACTGACTAAACATTTCTTTATTCATTACAATGCGAATTCCTCCTTGTTTTCTTCTATTAGAAGTTGGCTCATTTTCAGTGTAGTTGGAATCTTGTAGTATTTTCGAAATGAGGTCTTCTATTACGTCATCATAAGGGCTTTCTTCTTCCTCCTCCTCCTCACCGAGTATTTTCAAATCTTGTTCGGTTTGATTATTTGAATTCAAACGTTTAATATAACCCTCATGATAATTTCGCGATAAAGGATATTTTCTTTCAGGTGGAATCAATGTGGTTCGATTCAATGAGCGATCCCCGTATTGTGGTTTATCTTTATTTGTTCTTGTATTTTCATAATGAGGGCGAGAGATTGGATATTTTCCGTTATTGTTGTTGGTCTTTACAAATGTAAAACTTTGGGTATTCGATACAAAAAGAAAAATCAAACAAATATATGGCAACATTTATATTATAAATAATAATTATTTTATATAGTTTTTTTAAATTATTATTTATATTTTTTGGTATGTCGGCGTCTATGGCGACGGGTCTTCTTTCGCTTTGTTTTACGAATGGTCTTACGCATGGTCTTACGACGAGTCTTGCGCTGGCGTTTTCCGCCTATTTTTACATCCTCCTCCTCCTCCTCCTCCTCCATAATATCATTTATAATTCTATCCTCAGGTAGGTGTTCGTTCTTATGAATGATACTACCATGAATATCATAAACAATCCATTCACGATTATAATTACTATTATCTACTGGCACTAGCTTGCCATTTATTTTATAAAACATTCTTTTTCCATCACGGGTTAATAGTTCGGTAGCAGGTGGTTCATCATTATCATCAACATCCATTTCATTCACTGGAGAATTTACACGCGGTGGTGTAGTTAAACGATATGGATTACTGGCATAATCAGTAATTACAGTTTTATCATCATCATCATCATTATCAACCCCAGATGAATTTGAACTATTGTAACTTTCTGAAGTCGTGTCGTTACGAATATTGAAAACATTTAAATTTTCATTTGTTAATGGTAATATATTTCTATCATTTTGTCTTGGTAATTCATATTTTGTTCCTATTTTTCCAGTAGTATGTGCTTTTTTTACAGATTTTTTATTTGGTTTTTGACTCATATATTATAAAAATATATTATTTATGTATTAACTCAAATAAAAAGATGTGTATATAATTACTAAATAGAATGACAAAACCCGTGAATATTTATATTCTTTGTTATAACGAATCCGTTTTATTACCACAAACGATTGCGCATTATAGAAAATATCTTCCCAATAGTAAAATCACTATTTATGATAACCATAGCACCGACAATTCGGTTGAAATTGCGAAATCATTTGGTTGTGAAGTCATGTATTTTGAATCAGACAATCAACAAAATGAAGAAACCCAAAGAGGTGTTAAAAATCACTGTTGGAAAGATGTTCAAGACGGATGGATTCTTGCCTTGGATATGGACGAATGGTTATGTGTCACCGAAAAAGACCTGGAATACGAAAGACAACAGGGTACGACGATTCTCACAGTCCAAGGGGTAGAAATGTTGGGCGAAAGTCAGACTTTAGATTTGAGCGATATTGATTTACAATCTATCAATAAAGGTATGGATTTCATACATGAAAGCAAAAGTCTTTGTTTTTACCGCCCCGAAATACAAGAAATGAACTATGGTCACGGGGCACACTGGTGTCGCCCAGAGGGTACCATAAAACACAGTGAAAAGGCATATTACAATAAGCATTTTCGTTACCTAGGAGTGCCATTCATCGTCGATAAGGTGATTAAAAGATATCACCGCACGCAATTTATGCGAAGTATTGGGTTTGACTTGCACTATACAGATGATGTGGAAAAAATCACCAAGGAATACACTGATTTGGCGGAACAAGTGACAACCTACGAATTTCCTTTTAATATATAATTCAAATAGTTTTTGAAATGAATTATATATTTATCAAAAACAACTTAAAGAACCACACGCGTACAATAATTTTATTATTATTTATTCAAATAATATAGTATTTCTCGAAGAACCTAGATTCTAAAATTTCAAATTTCAACAAGAGAATATCAGAAAAACCAAAAATGGACATTTTTGGTATGTCCATTTTTGAAATATGGGGGTATTTTGATGAAAATCACTGTTTTTTAGGATGTTTTACATCATAAAGCTCTGTTGGAATTTTCATAGAAAAACGACTGAGAGCATAATTTTGTGAGCATAAAATTAAGATTTTATAAGGAAAAGGATTTAGGCATTTTTTTTTTATCATAGTATGATAAAAATGGATAACGAAATAATGCCAAAAAATGCTGAAAAATGCCAAATTTATTATTGTGATTTATGTGACTTTAAATGCTGTAAGTATTCAAACTTTAAAATACATAATAACACACTGAAACACCTAAAAAATAAAAATGATAACAAAATGATAATAAATGATAACTATTTAATGCCAAAAATGCCAAAAAACTCCCTATTTAGTTGTAGTTGTGGTAACACTTATAAATATCAATCTGGATTATCGAGACATAAAAAGAAGTGCGATACAAAAAATCAACCAGAAAACATAACAATAGATATAGAAGACGCAGAACCAACTGAAAAAACGGTACCAGAAATCAGTAACTTTTCAAGTGATTTGATACTTGAGCTTTTAAAACAGAACCATGAATTCAAGGAACTTTTAATTGAACAGAATAAACAAATAATTGAAATAAGTAAAGACCGAAATATTACCAATAATATAACACAAAACAATAATAATAAATTCAATTTGAATGTATTTTTGAACGAGACATGTAAAGATGCGTTGAATTTAAACGAATTTTTGGAATCATTAATCCTATCATTAACAGATTTTGAGAATTTCGGACCTCTTGGGTATTGTGGAGGGATTAGTAATATTTTGATCAAGGGATTAAACAAATTAGATATAAGTAAACGCCCAATTCACTGTAGTGATTTAAAGAGGGAGGTGATTCATGTCAAAAACAATGATACTTGGTATAAAGATGATAATAAAGAACAAATGATAAAGGCGATTAAGGCGATTGAACATAAAAATGTGAAGCAAATGTCTCTTTGGGCGAAAGCCAACCCAGAATACAAAGACCCGAATCATAAAAAGAGTGATTTGTATACAAAACTGATAGACCAGAGTTTGGGTGAAACCGATAAAGAAAAAGCTCAAAAGAATTACAATAAAATCATACGATCCGTCGCAAAGGAAATATTAGTAGAAAAATAATATTTTTTGTATGTATATAGTATAAATGGAGGAGGATAAGCAAGAACAAAAAGAACAAGACAAACCAGTATATGTCCCGTTGGAAGATAAAAAGGCAGAAAAAGAAGAAGTAACCAAATGTTGTGGATCTAGTGATTGTAGTTGTTGGTCAGATTTATTATCTAGAATTCGCAGATTTGTTTCTGGGTTTTCTTTAGGATGTTCTACTACGAATTGTGTAGCATTACATACACAAAAAACTGTAGCACAAAAAGTAGAAGAAAAGAAGGAAGAAGCTCCGGAAGAAAAAGAAAAAAATATAGTATAATATTTTATGTTTCATACTAATCATAAAATATTTATTGTGTTCTAGGAGGTGTTGGGTTAGGGTATTGATTAGGGTATCTCAAATTGTTATAACCAATAACACCACGATAATATGGAATAATATCGTTTTCAAAAAGACTAACGCCAATATCATTATTCTCATCATCAATACTAGGAATATCTGGTGGATACACTCCTTGATTGGTGTTTCTTCTATTAAGTGGAGGAGGTCCATTTTCTCTCGTTATTCTGGGAGGAGTTACGGGCATGGATTCAATAAGAGGTGGTGGTGGTAATATATTTGAAGACGGAGGTTCATATGTTTGTTGTCTTCCATTCCACCATAAAAGAACGGGTGTGGAATTTCCAATTTTTCCATAAAGTTCTCCTTTTTTAGTACCCGTATCAAAATTTATATCAAGATTTATTCCATATATTTGAGAATCTTTTCCATCACATTGAAATTCAATGGGTCCATTATAAGATATATTTTCAGCTAATTTCGTCCAATCATCGTCATTGTTTTGATATCCACTTAGAGATATAGGAATATCTGAATAATTCACTGGGTCTTGAGGAATACACCGAATAATTTTTTGGACAAATTGACGATTTCCACCCCTCATACTTTTTTCATTTTCCTTGATTTTCGTCTCGTTTGTTTCTTAACTCTTCTTCTTTTTGTACCAATTCTTTTTTTTGTCATATAATATACCCAAAGAAATAAATGTCATCTAATAGAAATAGTTGAAATTACAATTGTCATATTTTGTACATGGACCAATACATGCCAAGTGTCCCCACATGGGAACATAAACCTCTTTTGCCATTCCAAAAAACAATGAACTGAGAGAAAAGTTACTTCGAGACAATATAATCACCTCTGAATTACAAAGCAAGTATAGATCGTAACTTTCATCATTACTACGGATAGAGCGGTAAGAAAAACCGGTGCCATAATTACCAGGGGATGTAATAATAACGACTTCATAACCCGGATATTTTAATAAAGCCTCGTCGATTTGATATTGAACAGTTTGAGTAGGTAGAGGGGTTTGTCGATTGTATTTCCATCCAAAACAACTCCATTCACATTTTTCGTTATTATTAATTAACCAGGCATAATGACCAGAACAAACCCTCCCGTCGTAGTTGGGCCAGGTCATTACATCTTCTAATCGTAAATGAACTAAAATAGTTTTTTTAGGGTCAAATGGAATACTATATTTTTTTTCTAATGCGTATAATTCAACACGGGGTCGGATATATTTATATAAATATTGTTTAAAATATGATATTAAATCACTTTTTAAATGTCTAACAGTGAGAGAAGTGGTGTAATTCAAATCGCTGTCATTACAAATAATAAGTTCTTCACTTTCTTGAATATTAGAATATTTATCTAGTAATGTATGGTTATATAAATGAATAAAATCGATCAAACATTTAACAAAAATACTGTCAGCATAATTCAAGTCAGGCTCATAAATAATAAAATAATGATTGTTATAAGCATGAATGATTTGCGAAACATAATTAATTAGATTTGTTCCTAAACGGTCACACCGGTCTAACATTTTTAAAAATATTTTTTTTTCAGGTGGTTTCACTATAGGAAATAATTCCATAATAAAATATATAATTAATATTGGTTTATATATTTTTATTTAATATATCTACGCGTTTTTATCCTCTTGAACATTTAATAGTCCTCCCGTTTGGTTTTGGTTTTGGTTTTGTATTTGGTTTTGTATTTGTTTTATGGATAACCATGTGAGTGAGTTGGGCTTTATCTATCCATTTTGTATTGTAATTCGGATGAAATGTTTCTAATTTACAGGTTTTTTCGTCAATTTTTACACAAAGTGTTGCTTTAATTTTATATAATTCATTATCTTGATCAATAATTTGTCCGTATTTTTGTTTATCTTTATCGATATATACCCAGTCACCAATATCAAATTCTTGGGACATGTATTATATACAAAACATAAACAAAAATATATACAAAAATAAAATAATTACTTATTTGCCA